GCGCGTAAGGTCGGTGATGCTGTCCAGGAAGACGATGGACTTGCTGGCGAGCAGCGCGACCAGCTCGGGATGCAGGCCGGCGAAGTGCGTGTAGTGCTGCTGCGAGAAGAACGCCTCCGGCGCTGCGGCAGGGTTCGCGCCGCCAACCAGCGAGGCGAGCACCACCATGTCCTCGAAGCAGCGGACGGGGATGCTGTCGCCCGGCCAGTCCTGGACGGACTTCATCCCGGCCTCGAGGTCGATGCAGACCGTCTCGCTGGGCGCGAGGCGCTTCAACTGCGTTGTCTTGCCGACGCCGGTTGGCCCGAACAGCGCGATCGTGGTCTTGTTGGCCGCGCGCGACAGGCGCTCGTCGGCGGTGACGATGCGCAGTGCCATCAGCGCGGCCCTCCGATGGCAGGGCGGATGCCCGGCCCGTGCGGACTGTCGCGCAGGGCGACGTCGTTCAGGATGGTGAGGCGGTAGCTCGGCTTGCCCGTGCGCACGGTCCGCGCCGGCTCGAAGGCGCCGCGGATGCGCTCGGGCCAGGCGGCGTAAGCGCGCTCCGAGACCTTGAAGGTCAGCTCGACATACTCGCCCGGGTCCTCGCCGCCGGCGCGGATCTGCTCCACCAGCGCGGCGAGGCGCCGCTGGTCCCATTCCACCCGCTTGGGCAGTTCGACAGCGACCTCGACGCTGCCGTCCTCGAAGCGGACGATGCCGGTGTCCTTCCCCGCCGCGGCGCGGGCGCCGACCGCGCGCTGTTCGTAGCGGAGCGCGATGGCGCCCTCGATCCAGTCGAGGGTGCGCTTGGCCGCGTCCAGCGCCTCGCGGGCATCGGACTGGAGCAGCGCGAGCTGCTCGGCCGGCAGGGCGATCACCTCGCCCACCGGCAGGTGACGCAGAGCATCCAGGGTCGGACGGTTGGATCGCGTGTCCATGGTCAGGCGGCCTCCTGCATGGGCGTGGCGGGGACCATGGAGGCGCCATCGGCGATGGCCGGGGCTGGCGTCGGCTCCGGGATCCGTAGCGCGCGGCGGAGATCCGCCGGCATGGCGGAATGCGGGATGCGCGCGAGGGCGCTGCGCCGCAGCCGCAGGGGGCAGAGATCGGCGATCTCGCACCAGGCTTCGCGCGCCTGGCGCCAGTTGGGCGCGCCATCCAGCAGGAACCGCACCGCCTCCTCGCGCTCCTGCGGCTTGAGGCCGGGCGTGAAGGTGCGGCGCGGGCCCTGCGGCGTGTCGATCATCCGCGGGCGGGCGAGGCGCGCATCGGGGGTGGCAGCGTCCTCCAGCGCGCGGTGGATGACGGCCGCGGCGAGCTGGATTTCGGGAACAGGCAACCGTTCGGACAGCATGCAGCGATGCTCCGTGAAGGGCGGGGACGGGTCGGGCGGGGAGAAGGAGAAGGACGGGGCGGGGCTATCCGTCGTCGGCCCCGGCGCGGGGCGGATCGCCGGTGGCCGCGGGCGTGCCGACCAGGTCGGCGGGGGTGAGCGCGATGCCCTGCGCGGCGGCCAACGCCAGGAGGCGCTGGTGGTGGCGCGCGGGGATCAGACCGCCGCTGCCGCCGCGGTGCTTGGGCAGCGCCCAGCGATGCACGGCGCTGCGGTCGAGGCGAAGCAACTGGGCGAGCGGGCCTGCGCCGCCGAAGCGGGCGAGGACGGTGGCGGCGGGATCAACCGGGGGCATGGGGGATAGGTAGATCGTCCTCCGCGCGCGCTACAATGCACTATTTGCGTGTGACGTGGTTGACCGGCCTGGCATTGCGTATTACGCAACACTATCCCCGGTATCCACAGCTATCCCCATGGACAGCCGGGGCGAGTCGAGGTGGGAGCCCCTCCATGCCGACAGCCCGATCTGTGCGCAGACCGATGCAGCGCGCCGAATCGCCATGCTGACGATTGAGCAAATCCGAGAAGGGCTCGCCCAGCCCGGCAAGTCGCAGAAGGGCCTGGCCGCCGCGATGGGTGTCGACAACAGCACCATAAGCCGGCTTCTGGCGGGCAAGCGGCCGATGCGGGCCCACGAGATCCCCGTGATCCTCGGCTACCTGGAGGCGGGTTCGACAGCGGCCGGGGGACGGGCGCGCGCGATGCCGGAGATCGTCCAGATCGGCGGTGATCGATTCGCCATGCTGCCGGTCTACGACGACATGGTCTCCGCGGGTCCGGGCCTTGAGGCCGAGGACGCGCCGCCCTCCTACCGCATTGCATTCCGGGTCGACTGGCTGCGCCGCGCGGCGCGCGGGAACATCGGCGATCTCGTCGTGCTGACGGTCGACGGCGATTCGATGGAGCCGACGCTGCGCCAGGGCGATTCGGTGCTGGTCGACATGGGCCAGCAGCGGCCGGGCCAGAAGGACGGGATCTATGTGATCCGCACCGATGGCGGGCTGCAGGTGAAACGCGTCGCGGTGAATCCGACCAACGGGCGGATCAGCGTGATCTCGGACAACAAGGACCTGTATCCGACCTTCAGCGACATCCAGCCGGATGCGATCCACGTCATCGGGCGGGTGATCTGGCTGGGGCGCCAGGTCGGGATGTGAGGGCTGCGCGCCCGCTGCAATCAGTGCATTGCACGAGCGGTCGCTCATCTGGCAGCAGCGAGGCATGGCCCGCCTCGCCGCCCAGCCCCTCAACCAGCATCTCCCACCCCACCTCCGCGAGGTCTGCGACCTTCTCGCCCGCGGCCTACTGCGGCTGCGCAGCCGCGCTGCCGAGGAACCCGCGCGCGACGCCGCGGACCGCGGAGAGCAGCCGCTACACTTCTCGGCCACCCAGCGCCTGCATGCGAACCGGACCAACCGGAGAGACGCATGACGCGCACGACGAAGCCCAAGCCCGCCACCCCGCCGGCGTTCACCGCACCCGCCATCCCACCCGCCGACGTGCTGGGCCGGCTCGCCTCCCTCAAGACCGCCGCCACGCCGGCACTGAAGCAGCAGTGGCGGGAGCTCTTCGGCACCGAGCCGCCGCCCTACAATCGGCGCTTCCTGGAAAGCCGCCTGGCCTATCGGATCCAGGAGCTCGCCTATGGCGGCCTGAAGCCCGAGACCCTGGCCCGCCTCGAGGCGCTCGGCGAGCAGCTCGACGGGGGGAAGGTCACGATCCGCCGCATGCGCGGCGACGACAAGCCGATCGCCGGCACGCAGCTGATCCGCGAGTACCAGGGCGTCGAGCACGTGGTGACCGTCACGCGCGCCGGCTACGAGTACCAGGGCCAGCCCTACCAGTCGCTCTCCGCCATCGCGCGCGCCATCACCGGCACGCGCTGGAATGGGCGCGTGTTCTTCGGGCTGCGCCCGAGCCGGAGCGCGGCATGAAGCGCGACGCGAAGCCGGCCGGTGCGATGCTGGCCACCGTGCGGAAGCTCCGCTGCGCGGTCTATACCCGGAAGTCGAGCGAGGAAGGCCTCGACATGGAGTTCAACTCCCTCGACGCCCAACGCGAGGCCTGCGAGGCCTTCATTGCCAGCCAGCGCGCCGAGGGCTGGGTGCTGGTGCGCGACCGGTACGACGACGGCGGCATCTCCGGCGGCACCCTCGAACGCCCCGCCCTGAAGCGGCTGGTCGCCGACATCCAGTACGGGCTTGTCGACGTGGTGGTGGTCTACAAGATTGACCGCCTGAGCCGGTCGCTGGTCGACTTCACCAAGCTGGTCGAGGTGTTCGACGCGAACGACGTCACGTTCGTCAGCGTGACGCAAAGCTTCAATACCACTACCAGCATGGGCCGGCTCACGCTGAACATCCTGCTCAGCTTTGCGCAGTTCGAGCGCGAGGTCATTGGCGAGCGCATCCGCGACAAGGTGGCGGCATCGCGCAAGCGCGGCATGTGGATGGGCGGCTACGTGCCCCTCGGTTACGACGTCCGCGAGCGGAAACTGGTGGTGAACGACGCCGAGGCCGCGCTGGTGCGGCGGATCTTCCAGGGCTTCGTGGGGTTGGAGTCCTGCACCAAGCTGGTGCAGGTGCTGCGCGACGAGGGTGCGACCACGAAGCGGGGGCGCCCGCTGACGAAGAGCGACGTCTACCGCATCCTCAGCAACCGCGTGTACCTGGGCGAGGCGGTGCACAAGGGCACGGCCTATCCAGGCGAGCACGACGCGATCGTCGGTCAGGCGCAGTGGGATGCGGTGCACGCCATCCTACAGGTCAGCCCGCGGGTGCGGGTCAACCAGACGCGGAACACCACGGCGCCACTGCTGCGCGGGCTGATCTTCGACAGCGAGGGGCGCGCCATGTCGCCCAGCCACAGCCGCGGCCGGGGCGGGCAGATGTACCGCTACTATGTCAGCCAAGCCATGCTGAAGGGCGGTGCCACCGAGCGGCCGGCGATCGCACGCCTCCCGGCCGGGGAGATCGAGGCGGCGGTGGTCGCCCAGGTCCGCGCGCTGTTGCGGCAGCCCGAGATGGTCGTAGGCACGTGGCGGGCGGCGCGCGCCACGGCGTCGGACGTCACCGAACAGGAGGTGCTGCTGGCGCTCGAGCAGATCGAGCCTCTGTGGGACGAGCTCTTCCAAGCCGAGCGGGCGCGCATTGTGCGACTGCTGGTGGACCGGGTTGACGTCCGGGCCGAGGGAGCCGCGGTGCGGCTGCGGCTGGACGGGCTCGGCGGCCTCGTGCGTGACCTTGCCGCCCAGGCGTCCGAGACCCGGAGGGCGGCTGCATGAGTGAGGCTGCGCAGATCCTCACGGTAGTCATCCCGCTTCGGGTGAAGCCGCGGAGTGCGCGGAAGGCGATGGTCACGCCCGGCGTGCTGGCGCTGGAGCGCCGCCAGGACGCAACGCTCATCAAGGCGGTCGCCCGGGCCTACCGGTGGCGACGGATGCTGGAGGCCGGGCGGTTCGCCACCATCAACGAGCTCGCCGCCGCCGAGAAGATCAACTCGTCCTACGTCTCGCGCGTGCTGCGACTGACGCTGCTGGCGCCGGACATCGTGGAGGCGATCCTGGATGGGCGGCAGCCAGAGGGGATGATGCTGCCGAGGCTGATGGAGCCGTTCCCGGTGGCGTGGGTGGATCAGGCCACCGCCTTATCCAACGCTTAGCCGAAACGAAACTCGCCTCACAGGCGCCAACCGCCAGAATAAGGGTTTCTAGTCGCGCAGTCGCTGCCGATCGGTAATGGGAGGAAGGCTGCACCCTTTTCAGGGCAGCATTTCCTCAACATAATGCCGCCAGAACCAGCGTATCGTCTCGGAACCTCGGGGGATGGTTCTCGGAGGCTTGAACCGCCCCGGGTTTGCCGGAGGCCCTAACTCCTGAGAGTAAGGGTCTAGGATGAGCAAGACGACGAACAAGTTTTCCCCTGAGGTTCGCGAGCGGGCAGTCCGCCTGGTGCTGGACCAGGAAGGCGAGCATCCCTCCCGGTGGGCGGCGATCACATCGATAGCGGCGATGATTGGCTGCTCGGGTCACACGCTGCTGGAGTGGGTGAAGAAGGCCGAGGTGAACAGCGGCAAGCGTGCCGGCATTCCGGTCGAGGTGGCTGACCGGCTGAAGGCGCTGGAACGAGAGAACCGGGAGCTGCGGCAGGCCAACGAGATCCTACGCAAGGCTTCTGCATATTTTGCCCAGGCGGAGCTCGACCGCCCGTTCAAGCGATGACCAGCTTCATTGATGAGCATCGTGGTGAGTATGGGGTCGAGCCGATCTGCCGGGTTCTGCCGATCGCCCCATCCACCTACCATGAGCGTGTGGCACAGCGCCGCGATCCGTCGCGACTGTCGCCACGCGCTCAGCGCGACGAGGCGATGAAGGCGGAAGTGCGCCGCGTGTTCGACGCCAACTTCAAGGTCTATGGCGTGCGCAAGGTGTGGCGGCAGATGCAGCGTGAGGGCTTCGATATTGCCCGCTGCACGGTCGAACGGCTGATGCGTGACCTCGGCCTACAGGGTGTGATCCGTGGCAAGCCAGTCAGGACGACGGTGAGCGACAAGGCCGCGCCCTGTCCGCTCGATCAGGTCAACCGGCAGTTCCACGCCCCAGCGCCGAACATGCTCTGGGTCTCGGACTTTACCTATGTCGCAACCTGGACCGGGTTCGTTTACGTCGCGTTCGTCATCGACACGTTCGCTCGCCGGATCGTTGGCTGGCGCGCATCGCGGACTGCCCATGCCAGCTTCGTGCTTGATGCTTTGGAACAGGCACTTCATGATCGCCGACCGACGCGCCGCGGCGGTCTCATCCATCACTCTGATCGCGGTAGTCAGTACGTCTCGATCAGATACTCCGAGCGCCTTGCCGAAGCCGGGATCGAGCCATCCGTCGGCAGCGTCGGCGACAGCTATGACAACGCTTTGGCCGAAACGATCAACGGCCTCTACAAAGCCGAGGTCATCCACAGGCGCGGGCCATGGCGCAACTTCGAGGCCGTCGAATACGCCACGCTGGAGTGGGTCAACTGGTTCAACCATCGGCGACTGCTCGAGCCCATCGGTAACATCCCGCCTGCCGAAGCCGAGGAGCGCTACTACGCCATGCTGGACGACACACCCATGGCTGCATAATTTGACGAAACTGGCCTCCGGCAATCCCGGGGCGGTTCATCGAACATCGTCCGATGGGCGGCGAAGT